TTTTCTCAATTCCTGTATTGCTTCCGCATTTGTTCCCTATGACATTTTCACTATGAAAATTTTACTCCCGGAGCAAAGGCAAAGGTTATGCCTATTTGATACGGAGTCATCCGATTATGACTATTACAAGCGTATTGAATCCATTAAACATTTTGCTGACCTTCCGCACCTTCCTTCCAACTTTGATTCCTTTCAAGTTCGGGAAGATGGTACAGGTACCATAAGAAAAATGGTCGAAAGGTATTTGGAATTAAATCCCGATTGCTCGGTGTTAGTCCTAGATGGATTGCTTGACCTTATCGTTAATTACAACGACGAAACTGAATCCTCAATGCTTACTAAATGGCTAAAAAAAATTACCAAAGTATATGACCTATTGATTATTTCAGTATTGCACTTTAATAAATCCAACGATCATACTACCGGTGTAATTGGTTCCCATTCCGACCGCTTTGCTCAATCTACTTTAGAAGTAAAAAAAGACAAGGAAAATAATACCTTTGTTATGCAAAGTAGGTTTATGCGTTCGGATGCGGATTTTGAACCCATTACTTTAATCAATTACAATGGCAGGTTTCAACAAGTAGAAAATGAATCGGTTAAAAAGAAAGGGGGGAAGGCTTCCGACCTGGACTCTATGGAATCCAAAAGGCTATGCAATCAAATAGTATCAATCCCAATGTTATATAGTGAGATTGTGGACGAGATTAAGGAACGAACTGCGGAATCAAATACCTATGCAAAGCAATTAATGAAGATATGGATTAACAATGCCTACGTTGTGAAAGACCATAATAATAAATATAAGACTCGTTAACTTTTTTAACCTTTATGAAAAAGACTATATTAATAATTGAATTATCTTTTAGGTTCCTGTGCGCAGTTATATTCGCATCTATTATTATGCTTTGGGTACTCATAGAACATATTTTAAGTCAATATAAATTAATCAAAAAAAAATGAAAAAACATTATTATTTGGGTTATTGGATATTTGAAGTAGCAGGAGAATATCTTGCAAGTATCGATAACACTATTCACAAAACTTTAGTCAGTGCAAAATGCCACATAGACTATTTAACAAAATAAATTTATGAAAGCTAAAATATTTATATCATATACAGAAAGAACAAATTTAATATTAAAGGAAACTAGATTTCCTATTAGTACAAATATTGTAATTATACATAAAAATAAATTTGATAATTTAAAAATTGAAAATAAACATAAAATTTTATTAAATTTAATTGATTGGGTAAATGAAGAATTAGATAAATTAAACTAAAAAAAGAAGGGCCCTTTTTAGGGGGCCCAATTGAATATATTTACTAACATTCAATACCGAAGAACGGCAACTTTTTTCACCACAAATATAGTATTTTATGAATTACACACAAAAAATTTATTTTATTATACAGGAACGCAGGGGGGCCTGTTTAACCGACCTGTTAGAAATTACCAAGTACAAAAGGATAACCATATTAAGGGCCCTTAGTAAGTTGCTTATTACCCGGAAGATAATTAGCCTGGACTATCTTGGAACTAAGTTTTTTATTATTAAAACCAAAAAGCTATAATATGGCTAAAATCCTCTATACTGCCATTGTTTTCTTTGATAATGGCACCAATGTAAGGAAATACCGAAATATCTCAAATTTGGGCAGTTTTATGCGCTTTTTGGAGAAGATTGGGGCCCATTACTGCAATCTTTACTTTAAGGACAATAATGGCTACTATAAGCGGTTATATGTTAAATAAATTGGGCCGGATAGATATCCGGCCCTCTTTTTTAACCTGCCTTATACTTATATGCAAAACTAATAAGTTAAAAAAAGTTGTTTTTCGGCTTGTCTGCGTTTTTTTAATCCGTCCGACTTTACACCTGCGGAATAAACCCATTTGTCAAATTCATTGGCAACTAAGGTTTTATCTATTCCTCCATTTAACATTTTAAGCAAAGTACTATTTTGTAAATTTCCCCTACCTACATTATAACTAAAGGAACTTAATGCAAGTAATTGATTGTCGTTAATTGGAACCTGTACAATAGATTGTACAAAAGAATAATCCTTTTGAGCATCATTTAAAAGCCATTGTTTTGCGGTGGCTTTGTCAATAACATCTCCTTTTTGTACATCTCTTTGAGCATCCCAATTATAATGGGAACCATATCCTACCGCATATCCGGTAACATCGGGAACTGCTACCTGGTCAAATCCTTCAAAGGAACTAATGACATTAAAAATTTTGTCGCTAATTGTTCCAAAAGGAGTTTTGTTAAGTGCGGTTGCTATTTGTTTGCGTAACATAATTAAAATAATTGCCGCCACCACGATCCCTGTAACGGCTCTTTTATTTTTTGTCATACCATTATTTTGAATCTTGTGCGGCGGCTCCTGTTAAGAAAGTAAATATTCCACCTACAACTTGTCCTGCTATTTGCAAAGCTCCTGTTGTTGATGTTGCTAAATAAGTACCAATAGCGGCTAATAAACCGAATAAAGTTGTTTTAGGGTTTTTCATTGTCTATTTCTTTTATTTTTTTAATATTGTAATAAATTGTGGAAACTGATGCAACACCACTTACTACCATAAATAATAGACTCGCAATAATATTAACTTGATTAATACTTAATATGTAGCTACCTACACTTAATAATGCGCCCGATATACTATTATGGTCTAAATGGTTATTGCTCATTTGCTTTTTCGATAATTGGTTTTGCAATTGTATTATAGGCTTCGGTTACTGCCAATACGCTTTCTGCATTTTCAAATACACCTCTCTTAATAGATTGGTCTAATAATTGTTTGATTAATTCTAAGGCTTGTTTGTTTTCCATTTGTATATTTATTAAAGGTTAAAAAAGTTATACTAAAATAAGGTTTAATTGAGTTGCTCCCCATTGGTAAGCGTAACTATTAGAATCCGGACTACTGCTATAAGATACATAATCTTCTCCTGTCATTGTTAAATTACCACCTGCTAATGGAATATCAGTTGATGTAAATAATTGATAGTAAAAAGTTGCACTATCAATTAAGTTATCGTTAATACTTTGTAAGTTAAAAATAGTTGCAGGTAATAAAGTACCATTGTACCATATTGATACAGGTTGTATTTCTTTCATATTAATTTATATTATTTATTCTATCGTTTAATGATGTTATCATTGCTTGTTGTTCTTGAATAGCTTTGGTTAGCATAGCAATTATACCTCTATCATAAATACCCCATTTGCCATTTTCATCTTTTGGAGTGTTTGCTACCTCCTCGCCTAATGCTTCATTTACTTCTTGAGCATAGAATCCTAATTGTCTGCTAGTATCTTCTATACCACTATCATCTTTCCAATAAAAATATCTTGGCTTTAATTTTAATACTTTATCTAAAGCATTATCTATATATCCATCTTCTGTTTTTAAATTTTTATCAGACACTACAACAATAGCACCACCACTCATAGTCATTGTACCATTACCATATTTAGGCATTAAAATAGTACCATCACTTCTAACATAAAAAAGACCATTAGCTGAACTATCATAAAGTATCATAGCATAAGTAGAACTTGTTGTACCACCACTATAGCATATTATTTTTACACTTACATTTTCAGCACCATTTATACATACATTACCCCCACTTGTAATACGCATCCTTTCGGTAAAGCTAGATGTAGTTCTAAATATTAATGCACCACTAGAACCATTATCAACATATCCATTTGTACCATCTCCAAATATTTGTAAAGAACCTGTACCATTACCTCTTAACGAAACAGCACTTCCTGAAGTTCCATCAATAGTTAAAGCTGTATATCCTGACCCTATTGCTAAAGGATTATTTGTTCCAATTCCCACATTACCGGCACTAGTTATCCTCATTCTTTCTCCACTATTAACTACGAAATACATAAAGTTTGAAGAATTACTATATCTTATTTGACCAATAGCATCACCACCACTTGTATTACCAAATAAAATACCTCCTTCATTGCTTGCCCCACCATATAAAGAAATAAAAGGGTCTGCACTTCCATTATAAATTGTCAATAATCTACTTGGAATTGTTGTTCCTATACCTAATCTATTATTAGTATTATCCCAAAATAAATTTGAATTATTTTGACTTACTAAACCACTAGCACCACTAAATAATACTGAACCTGCGGTTATTGTTCCTAAGGTTAATGAACTATTTAATTTTGTTGTTCCTGTAACTTCAAAACCAAAACTACTTGACCTACTACTACTACCAATAATTACACTATTTGGAAATATTGCATAACCTGTATTCAAAAAGTATGCTCTATAACTACCATTGGCATTGTCATAAATACTAAAATCATTATTACCACC